CTGCCAGTTAAGCAGGCCAAGAGCAAACCAGTCAGCTGCAAATTCATCTAAGCCAGAGACGACAAAGCCACGATCGCTGATGAGGCTGGTGACGGTGCCGGTAGCGCTAAGTTCAGGCGCTTCCAGATTGACTTTGCAGCGGTTGTCACCAAGGGCTGCATCGCAGGCATTCTGGAAAGTGCGACCCACGCTTTGCTCCAGCACATGGGCCATGCTGCGCACCTCGGCAACAAAGGCGGTTTTGCCGCGCCGTATCTGGCCGATGGATCCACGTCGCATCAGAACCCTTTCCTCAGGGTTCTGCCAGTTGACGCGCCAGACTTCCACACTGGCATTGTCCCAAAGCCCGGCAAAGATATCGGTCTCGGAGATATGGTCGGAAGACAGCACCCCTTCGGCTTCCTGAGCATCCACGGCAAGATCGGATGAGGCGCGTAGTTCTGATGGAATGAGACCGGTCTCCGGTTCAAAGCTGGTGCCGCCGAACCGCAGAGCGAGGTCATGATCGGTAAAGCCAAAGACCACACCGTCTTTGCGGACTAGCCGCCAACACCAGCACAGCGTGGTGGTACCGCTGGCCAGATGGGCAGCCAGACCTTCGGAGAGTTTCTTCATGGGTGTCAGGTGTCCCGAACTTCAATCAAGGGGATGGAGGTGATGGAGCCAAGGCGTTCCAGATCCAGCGTCACGTCGATGCTGTCAGTGTCAAAGCGGCAGGGCACATCGAACTCAAAACCAGCGGTGATGATGGCTCCCGTTGTCGGTGTCGTGCTGAAGCTGATGCGGCCTGTGGCAAGGTCAGCTGTCCAGCCGCTCGATTTCTCGATGTTGTTCACGGCAACCCGGATGCTACCGGTCACCGGCTTCGTGATGGTGCGCCAGTACCCGAGCGCCTCGGTGCCATAGAGCTTGCGTAGTTGGAATGTTGTCTGTGTTCCATCACCAACACCAATCTGCTGGTCCAGGGGTGAGATGGCTTTGGAGGGCAGGGTGCTTTTGTAGTCCGCCCAGTCTTTGAAGCGGAACGGGTAGAGTCTTCCATTGCGCGCTTCAAAGAAGGCAATAACTTCTTGCAGTTGATCATTGCTGCGGATGCCAAAGGCCACATCATATTCACGCCGGGAATTCGCCCAGGAGGCGTTGCGCTCTTCACGCCCGGAGTAAAGCTCCACCACTTGCGTGCGCCGGCGTGGTCCACCTCTGGCACCACGGCTGATCTTTTCCGGGAAGCGCATATCATGAAAGACCATCAAAGCCCTCGGCGACCACGAGCAACCGCCCGCTGAATGTCAGCTGCCACCTGTGTTCGGGACTGGCGGAAAGAGTCCACATCACGGGTTTCGATATTGACGATGACAGGTGGTATGGATTGCTGTCTCTCTCTGCCACTTCTAAACTCATCAATGATGCGTTCTTGGGGATGCATGAGCGCGAGGAAACCACCGCGACCATCAAGCCCGCCGGAGCGCGGGGCTGATCCGGTATGTCCACCGCCTGCAAAGCTTGTTGCCGGTGTCAGGAGCGATTTGAAGAAGCCAGAGAGCAGGTTTTGCAGGCCGCCTGATGGATTGCTCAGGCTACTGGAAAGACCTGAGGCGATAGGGCCAAAGATAAACCGCCGGGCTGCCAGCTTTGCCATATCGGCAATGAGCGAGGTGATGAGGCTTTTAAACTCCAGCTTGCCAGTTTGAACGAAGTTCGCAACGGCCTGCTCGCCATCTGAAAATACTTTGACAATGCGATCGCCAAAGGCGCTACCAATATCGCGGGCGCTGGCCACATAGGCCTCGATTGATGCAAGAGCTGCCTCCCATCCGACCTTGGCCTCTTCCGCAGCTTTTTTGACTGCCTTGCCAGTTTTATCTGCCGTCTCTGTAATGCGGTTGAGGGCATTTTGAACAGCCCGGGTTTTGATGGCAGAAAACAGCTCACCCATGGGATCCTGCTTTGAGATTTCCCGAACGCGCTCATCCAGGGCTTTGGAGGCTGCTGCCACCTGATCTGCATAAGGATTGGCAATCTGCCCGATCTGAACGGTTGGCAGCTCACCAACGCGGAAACTCTCATCAAGGCCGGGAATATTGGCAAGCACCCGGTTAGCCGCCCGGCTTAGCGTGTTGAGGCCCTGGGTGGTTTTGCGGATCATCAGATTGATGCCGCGGATCACCGCATTGGTGGCTCCGATCATGAGTGCGGCAAAGGCAGCAGGCAATTGCTCCCAGATGGTGGTGATGATTTCATAAGTGATCTTCATCTCATTGATGATGAAATTGCCGGTGGCTTTGGTGGCAGCCACCACACGGGTCCAGGCTGCTTCAAACCACGGAGCAAGCGCATTGATGAGGGGTGCAACAAGCGCATTAAACCCATCCCGGATGAGCTGCCAGACGGCAAGCAGTGTATCGCCTATGGTGACTGAAGTCTCGCTGGTCTGATTGATCTCATAGGTCAGGCCAGCAAAGGCAGCTGTCACCACACCCACGGCAACAGCCACTGGCCAGAACCTGCGCGCCACACCGACAAGAAGGGATCTTAGATCTTTGAAGGCTCCAGAGACGCCGCCATTACCAAAACCATAGATCTGGGCAATCTGCGTGCCTTGCTGGACCAGGACCAGAAACGGGTTCTGCCCACCGGCCAGCGAGACACCAATATCATTCACCTGAAAGAACATCTGCTGCAGGCGCAAGGTTGCGCCTCGCGATGCGCGGGCCATACGAGTGATAGCCGTTGTCCGGTTCTTAAGGGCAGCGATACTTTGCAAGGTCTCGCTGCGCTCACGGGCAATAGCAGCTGTCATCTCATTGACTGAGATCGCCCCTTCCAGATGGGCGGCTTTAATCTCTGAGATGGCTTGCTGGTATCTGCGGATCACACCAAAGACAGGATTGTATCTGGCCCGTAGATCATCCAAGGCCTGACCTTGAGCCAGAAACTCTGCTGTGGTTTTGCCAATCGCGGGTGTCACACCGCTCATGCGGTTGATCTGATCAATCAGCGGTGTGGTGGCTGTTGCCGTTGTTCTAAGGGCATTGGCTGATCTTGCAGCTTTGGCGGCAAGCTGTTCCAACTGTTCTCGGCCTCTGGCAACAGCTAAAGAGACCTCATCAAGTCCCGCATTGGCAACCTCGCTGGCCGATGCGATCTGGGTAAGAGCCGCGCTTCCAGTTTTACCGATGGCGACCAGATCATCCTTAAGGGCTTTACCGCCAATAGCTGCCAGCCTGACAGAGACCTTGCGCTCAGCCACCTGCCTGCAGCCTCTCGTTAATCTTGGTGCAAGCAATCTGCTCGATCTCAGGTAGGATCAAGGCTGCCAGATAGGGATTGGCACCAAGATTATCAGCAAGCTTTAAGGTAGCTCCCATGTCCCAGCCCAAAACCACATAGCCGTTCATGGTGGAGACAGTGCGCACCTGACCGCCAAGTCTCATGACGATCTGCCAGAGCCGACGCCCTTCCTGGCTTTGCGGCTGGTGTTGTTTTTGCGGGCAGTCTTTGCATTTACTGGGGCACGCGCTGCAATACTCTGCGCCGCCGCTGAAGTGCCACTCAGCAAGGGCGCAGAGACGTTTTTTTCTTCAAGTATATCTTTGTCTACCTGAAGCCAATATTGCATGTAATAAAGCAACCATGCATCGGCAATTTGAGGGTGCTGCAGAAATGCTTCGATGTGGTCAGGTGTCAACTTTGCCTTAACACCAAATTCTTCTTCCACACCTTCCCAGTCACGAATGACTTGCTGTGCAACGACTAGGGACAGAACACGGGCAAGCCTGGTGGCTTTGCCGGGCTCGATCACCTCAGATAGAGGTTCGTCACCGGCAAGAGCGATCAATCGCTCATCCTCACGGGCAGCATCCATGATGTCGGTAATGGCAGGATCGGCCAGTACCCGAATGCCAGCTTCGGGGATGAGATCATACCATTTGGGCTCTAAGCTAAGATCAAGGCGCATGGCAGCTCCTTAAGCAGATGGATTGTCATAGGAAGCAACATCGTTCTTAAGCGTGGCGGTTGCCATTCGGCCCAACGCTTCATCGCGAGCCGCTTGCCAGGCAAAACTCACCTGAACACCGCCAGGACCTTCAATGGTAAGCTTAGGCTTGGGCAAGTACACTGCATGGGCAACAAGCTCAAAGCTGGTGTCACCGCCCAGCGCATAGCGGAAACTCAGTTTGCAGGGTTCTCCAGCAAGTGCTTGAGACAAAAGCGTCTGATCGGCAAAGCGCACATCGATAGTGCCGGACAGCATGGCCATGGCTGGGTCTGCGCTATCAATCATGCCGTCACCGCGGATGGTCTCAACGGGTTCCAGATTGTTGGTATAGGTGATCTGGCCGGAGGTGATGTTGCCAAGCTGCACATCATTGCGCAGGATGGAGCCGCTAAACGAGCCAAACCGTTTGAGGGGCAGTTGCTGCAGATCACCGGTGCTGGAGCTGGTGCCGGTGGTCTCGCCTTGCGCAATCAGGTTGATGGTAGCCGTTACCAGTCCTGAGCGCTGCATGGTCCAGTTGATGGAATTGGCCCGGCATCCTGTATTCATGGCAAAGTAGGGCACATCCGGCATGCCCACCTCAATGGCAAGACTGGGCAGGTCCCACTTGCCACTTTGAAAGCTATGCGAGTAGGGCGCTGCAGAACCCGTTGTCTCTGGCTCTCCGAACAACGCCTTTAGCCAGATGCCAAGATAGCGCACATCAATGGGCACGCTGATATCGCCTTCTGTGGTGATGGCGTCTTTGACCGGCGGATAGGGATCGCGGCCCTGACCCAGAAGCTCGCTCTCCAGCAAGGGCTGCTCGCTGCCAAGATTGGAACTGGCAAAGGGCAGTTTCCAATAGGACCCAGCAGCAGGGGCTGTGCCGTAGGTTGTTTCAAAGGCGGCAGCTAAGACAGAGCGGGCACCTCGGGCACGGGCCATGGGTCGTCCTTTCTATGCAAGAGGATCGAAGGAGGCGTAAATGAGTTTGATGGTGATGGTTGCGGCCTTGAGGGCTTGCGTGCCTTCAAGGGCCAGATCAATGGGCGCTGGGGCTTCGGCTTCCATGTAGTCGCACAGTCCTCCAAGACTTCTATCGGATGCAATGGCAGCACCTACTGTCTGCTTCAGCGCATCAAAGGCAGCGTCCCGCGCTTCAGTCTCTCGTGCTTCCACCAGAACATCCACTTCCGTGCGGTGCTCATAAAGGTACGAGGGCGGTGACAGCGTCACTTCCGGCTCACCAGGATCGCCATCGCGTAAAATCAGGATGCCGGCTGCAGGAATACGCTCGGGATAAGCTTCATTGCGTAGGAGTTTTACGCCAGTGGGCGTGTTGCTTTGCAGCATCTCGAACAAAGCGCTCAGCACTTGCTCAGAGGTGCTAGCAGCCATCACCGTTCCTTCCAATTGGCAACAATCAGACCGGGCAGACGGCTTCCCCAAAGCTCGGTGTCTCGGTCCAAATCCAGGCGTTTCTTGAGTTTGACTTGAGGCACGAGCAAAAACACAGGAATGGTCTGTGCGCCAGTTAAGATACCGTCCTTACGTCGCCTGCCACCTTTCTTGCCAATGTGTCCGCGTTTGGTGAAGCGGGCATCCTCTGCCACCAGTAGTGAGGGCTGCCCGCGTCGATAGACAAAGCGCAGGCGAATGCCGGTACGCCGTTCAAAGCCACCAGGCGTAATGCGTTTGTTTTGCGGTCCGCGCATTTTGGCGGCAACGCCAATGGGAATGGCAAGCCAGAAGCCTTCTTTGGATCTGATGAGAATACCGCGGTCATGGGCGTCCACCACTTTGCTGGCACGGCTGTAAACCAGACTGGCTGCTTTGAGACTTGTGCCCCGCAATGGATAGCTTTGCTGGCGGATGGTTCGTGCCAGCTTGGTACCAAGGCCGGCGCTTTGGATTTGGGAACGCCAATCTTGCTTGAGCCCCTTACCGGCAGTGCGAATGCCCTTGGTGACAGCATTCTCAGCAAGCTTCAGCTCCTTTACCATCAAGTCTTCAGGGGAACCGTTGACCTTGACGAGGAGCTTCATAAGGTGGCGGCTTCCCCTTGCCAGATAAGCCGCTCACGGTCTCGGGCTGGTTCGCCGGTAAGCTCATAGACTTGCCCTGAAGGCGTTCCATCTTCTGCTATAAGCTCAAAGGTGCCGTGCTTGGAAAGCTCAGGGACTTCGCTTACCCGCACATCAATGAAGACCGCATCCTGACGAAACCTGCCGCCATTATACTGTTGTAGGGCTTCGGGGGAGCGCAGGATTATGCGTACGGGGATAGCGTCGCCTCTACCTTGCCTGCGATAAAGCGCAGTGCGGGCCATGCTGTCATCGGCAAAGATCAGATCGATCGCCGATAGGAAAAACTCCATCAGCCAAACGAGCCGTTCAGACGTACTTTGCCGAGTGTGTCGGTGGCCCCGCCGCCAACAGCTTCTGTTGCAGCGCCGATGAGCGTGTTATCGGTGGCAACATTGGTGCAGTGTTTGGCTGTGTTGTCCCAATAGGTTGCAGCGCCCAAGCTCCACGCCTCAGAGGGCGCTTTAGCGAGCTCATAGGTGCCAACCAGGTTCAGGACGCCGCTTGCGTTCTCAGCGATGTCGCTGGCGGCAACGCCGAAGATAGTGCCGAGCAGGACGCCGCTGCCGGAGCTAATCGGCGCGCCTGTGTCATTGGTGAACGTGAGCGTACTTCCCTGAGAGATGAAGTTCTTCATGGGTATTACCTCTGGGTTTCGGAATAGGGCAGCATCGCGGTTTTACTCCCACGAAGAGTATGGCAAACTGAGACTGTTGTTGTAAAACACTGCAAGAGGTATCCGACCATGTCAGCGCTAGCTGTTATTCGCAGATTGTTGCCAGAATTTGGGACAACTTATGGCCCTCCCGATGATGGCCCGTTTCCTGCGATACTAATTCTACATGGATCTGAGGGGAGCAGTTCCGGCTGGTCGCATCGAACCGCAGCTATTCTTGCTGCTTCAGGTTTCCTCTCATACCCGCACGGGTACTCTGTTGGTGGCAATGCGTGGAATGCTGGGGCGATCGAAGATGTCGAACTAACGCGCACCGTCGATGCCATTCACGCTCTTCGTGAGTTTGAAGCATGTGATGGTCGGGTCGTACTATACGGTGTCTCACGAGGGGCTGAGCATGCATTGCTCGTCGCATCGCTTATGGCTCAAAAAGAGATAGATGGACGACCCGACGCAGTTGCTTGCCTTGCTGCGCCAGACGTTGTGTGTGGAGCATTTGATGCAAAGCACTTTCGGGACGCCGGTGACCCCGGCTGGCAGGTGTGGGATTGTGCGCGTCGTGCATGGTGCTGGAATGGTGATTCTAGCAATCTGTTACCGACCACACCGATACCAGTTGAAGCTTTTCCTGAACCTCTGTTTCTTTCTGCTGGCCTTAAAGATCTCACTTGGTCGCCTGAAATGACACGCCGACTGGAAACTCGTCGAGAGGAAAGCGGTTTGCCTGTAGAGGCTCACTATTACGCAGAAGAAGGTCACGTGCCGGGTAGTGATGGAGAAAATCTACACCATAGTTTGCTGATCGATTTTCTGGAACGAAGTCTAGCTCTCAAGGGTGAACAGGCCTGCTCTGATGCTGAACCCTCAGTATGTTGAACTTGCTGATATTGCAAAGAAAAATATCCCAAACTTTCAGTACGTTACGCCGCTGCGCCAGGGTTCTTATAGAGCCCGCGGTGGTCAATGGCCTTGGCGGCAAAGTCATGCCTGGCCTTGATCTCAATGCCGTCGACCTCAAAGCCTGTGCGGGTTTCAGTAAAGACACCTTCCTGGCCCTCCAGATAAGCAAACTCCACTGTATCAATACGAGCCGGATCCGCAGCCATGAACCAGGGATCCTGTCCTGATGCCGGGATCAGGCGCGGTTCTTCTATGGGTTCAAGGCGGCCAGCATAAGCATTCACATCCGCGGTGTTGGCCGGTGTGGTGGCCGTGATCTGCTTGCGTGCTTCGACTGACCGCGGGCCGGGCGGTGTGATGATGTAGCGTGGCTGCACCGAGATCAGCCTCCCTTCAAGCCCCTTGTGCAGGCCAAAGGCGCGGTAGGCAGCGGTGAGGGACGTTTCATCAATTCTGGCTGCAGCGCCCAGATTGTTATGCTTTGCATGAAACAACGCAGTCCCATCCTGCATCACCGGATTGTCCTTGAGGATAGCGTAGACAATGTCGCTTTCCAGATCAGCAGCTGATGCACCAAAAGAGCGCGGGATCCGGGTAAAAGCATCCAGATCATCATTTATCAGTGCCTGGCGAGTGATAGCGATGATCTTGCCGTAGGTGGCCAGTGCATAGACTTCTTTGCCTTCGCCCATGGTTCCGTATTGGAACTCGCCAGATTCGAGCACTTTTTGTAAGTCTGGCGCGCCGCCAAGCTGGGTGCGCTGTACGGGTTTGAAGTCAACGATGGTTGTACGCCGGGCCCAGGGGCGGAAGGTGCGCGGGGTGATATCATAAGCATCGCGCAAAGTCTTGCCGGCCACATTGGCAAGAATGGCCGGAAAGTCAGAAGTGGCGTGATAACCTGCAGAGCGCATGGCAAAGGCGGCAGTGGCCAACTCCATCTTACTCATGCCAAGGGTGCTGAAGCCGCGCCGCTCCAGAGAATGACGGGCAAGTTCCAAAAGTGTCATGCCACGAAACTGCCGAGCATCCTCACCAAGTTTGTTGAGATCAGGCGAAGCGCGGTGTTGCAGTGCATTGGTGAGGGCATCGCGATAAGAGATCTCTCGAGTGTCTTGTCCTCGTGCTTCTGCTGGGACTGGTTCTGAGGTTTTGCCTTTGAGCGGATCAGCCTCATAGATCTCGTCGAGGATTTCTGATCGGGCGGTCTCCAACGATACGCCACGGGCGATCAGATCATCTGAATAGCTTTCATCCAGCTTATGACGCCGGCACAGTTGAGTGATGGTGCTGACGCGGGTGCGCTCTTCTGCACGCACGGTTTCAACGTTCGGTGCTTCCTCCGTGGGCACTGAGGGCGAAGCTGTTTGCTCTAGTGTTTTCGGAGGGTTTGTCCTTGTCTTATCTTCTGCTGGTGGGGCTTTGGGCGTATCGGGCATCAATGCCTCCTTGGGCGAGGGGGAGAACGGCACACTGCGAATAAGGGTGCAAGGACTGAAGGAGTGGGGCATTTCTCCTCGGGCCCGTGTTTGCGCACCCGGATCAGCTGGAATGGCGACTGCTGAGACTTCCAGAGGCTCCCAGTCGGTGGCCCGCCAGAGTTCGCGCTTGCCTTCTTGCGCCGTGATCTCATAGGTGTGAACGCGGTAGCCGACAGACACACTGCGCACGGTGCCTTCCATGATGCGCTGGACTATGCCGGAGGCATCTGGCGCATCGGTGAGCCGGATGGTGGCAACGCCTTTGCCGTCTTGCAATCGGACGGAGCCTGGCACTACAGAGCCCAGCACATTCTCTAAGCGCCAGGCATTGTGGGAATTGAGGAACGGAGCACCAGCATCCAATCTGCCAAGGCGAACGGATCGCTCATCAACCTGTAGCTCTTCATCATATTCAACAAGCTCATCCCAACCTTCCCAGCGCATGCGCTGCACGGTTGCGCCCGTGGTCCAGACAATCTGGATGGTACGTGCCTCACGGTCCACGCTCTCGGCACGCACTTCTGCGGCCCGCCCCAAAAGCGGCAGGTTGAATGTTTGCTCTGGCATCAGGCTTAGTCCTTCGCGGTGCTGCTTGGGGTATCTGTTTGCGGGTCTGTTTGTGCAAGGCCGGCACGGGACACCTTGCGTGGATCGCTGTCGAGAACCAGGCCGAGGTTGTCGGTCTCGATAAGGAAGGCGGCTTGTTCTTCCACCACCTGTTGTGGATCGTAGCCGCGCTTGGCGATCTGCTGAGGTAGGGAGGTAAAGCCGGATCTGGTCTCTATAAGGTCGGTTTCTGCATCCTGTTTGGGATTGACGCTTTCAAACTTGGGCGGTGCCCATTCAGCGGGCACCTCCAGCGTGTCAATCAGCCCTGCGGTGTAAGCGGCCTCAACAAACCACGCCCAAATGCGCTCACAGAACATCGGGATGATGACGTGCCATTGCACTTGATCGACCATACGGCGGAACTCATTAAGCCCAGCCCGATTGGAAGAAAAGTTGGCCTGACTGAGGTCACCCGTCATCAGCGCATACGGCACGCGGAAACCTGACGCGATGATATGCATCTGCACCCGGTTCCATTCGGCTATGCCACCAGAATGGCCCGGTGTGTTGAAGCGAATGTCTTTGCCGCCCCGTGCATAGGCGATCATGCCGGGGGAGAAATGCTCGATCTGGTTGCCATCTGCATCTTCCACTGTGGGCGCAACGGAGGCCCCGCCATCGCCGTCTTCGCCCAGCACCACGCCAACAAGGCAGGCCTCGGTTTTCTTGCGCATCATTTCAGCAAGCTGCCAGTCACCCAGATCCCGCAGCGCGGTCATGGCGGGCGTTCCCCAGGGCACGCCTCGTGCCTGCACCCGCTGACGCTCAAACAGATGCGCCACCATGTCTGCCGGAATGCGAATGGATTCCAACCGGCGCGTAAAGGCAGAGGTGGTGTCCCCCGGATGATCGGGAAACATCCAATAGGCGGTGCGCCTGCCGGATGTGTCGTATTCAATGCCCTGACGGGTGGAGTTGTCTTTGGTCTCACTCAGCCGGGAGGTATCCAGATGATCGGCTTCTCGCAGCTCAATCTGCAACGGAACCTTGCCTTTGGAGCTACGCTGAGGGCGCTTGAGCGCAAAGACCTCACCGCCTTCAATCATCTCACGAACGGCCAGGCTCAAAAGCCCATGAAAGTCTGTGTGGCCATGAGCGTCGCAAGACTTGGACCATTCGTTCCAGAGCTTGTCGATCTTCTTGTTGCGCGCCTTGTTGGCTGTTGCTGCCCGTGGCCGGATGCCAGGCCCAACCATGTTGTTGACGAGCACCTGAAGCGCTTGCGCTGCCAATGGGTTGTTGCGCACCAGATCACGCATGCGGTCACGAAGCAGGGAGCCCGCCACAGCAATCTCGCTATCAGCTGCTGAGTTGCTGGAACGCCAGCCCTCGCTCAATCTACCCTTTTGCGCGCCTTCATACAGTCGGCGCAAGTTGGCAAGCGTGGCCCGACTAGCATAGCGCTTCGCCGCTCGTGTGGGGGAGAACAGTGCCAGTGCCTGGTCGGTCCAGGTGAAGGGAACCTGCACCGGCTTGTTTTTCATCTAATCTCGCGGGTAAAGCGGACAAACCCTGCCACGGGCTTTTTCTTGCCGTTTGTCGCTGCAATTTCCGCTTCAATGATGCGGATCCGGGCCAGAAGCTGAGCGCCGCTGTCATACTCGACCGTCTTGCCCTCATAGGACACACGGGTAGCCCCAGCAGCGTAGGCTTTCTTCAAGGCTGCCAGCTCTGCCGGTGTCCAGCTCATTTAAACCAGTTCCTTTGCTGTTTGCCGAACCAGGTGTTCTGTTTGGTCTTACGGGATCGCTTCTGCCGTTGCGGCTGCCCTGCAGGTTCTGGGGTGGATTGCTGGGCTTGTTTGAGCTGGGCTTCCAGATCCTGCCAGCGGCTTTCATCCCAGCGGTCTATACCAAGCAGCCATGCCACCGCGCGGGCATAGACGCGGCAATCCAATGCCTCGTTGCGTTCTCGGGTTTTGACCCACTCGGACTTGGCAAAGCCGGTGCGCTTGTTTTTGCGCTGAACCAACTGCTCGGCAGTGACCTGCTTGAACCACTCGGCGGTGATGCCCTGGCCCACATGGATGAAACCTGCCGGATAGGCTTTGCCAAGGGCCAGATCTTCCTCGGTAGGCACGCTCAAGCGGAAGTAGCGGTAGGTCTCTAACTTAAAGACGGAAACCGCTACGTTCCAAAGCGCCACGCCGCGGGAGATTTTGCGCCCGCCCTCAGTCACGTCCACATAGCTGGGGCCATCAACGGGCGCGATGCGATCGAACCCGCCACGGCCCTTGAGGGCAATCACCTGGCCGCGGCCCATCTTACGAACCCAGGCATAAACGGAATCCACCGTCATACCATCGCCGGTATCAATGCCAACACGGGCGATGGACATGGGCACACCGCTCTCATGAGGCCAGATGCTGGCACAAAGCTCGGTAAGCTCATCCCACACGTCGTCCCTGGTGACATCACCATCCAAAGTGATGTGATCCACCAACCAGCTTGTCCCACCTCGCCCCCAGGCCCAAACATCCGCTTCCAACCGTCCAGCACGCTGTACATCAACGCCCATGGTGAGAACCAAACCACCTTCGGGGACAAGGCCAAGCTTGAAGCTCTCACGGCGCTCATAAAGCTTTTGCCAATCCGGGGCTTCGCCTTGCTCTTCCCAGGTCTCGCCAAGGGTGGTGTTCTTGAACGCCTTGAGCAATGCATCCTTGCCCTGGGCCGCTTCCCAGGAGCGGGCAATCGCCTCCCAGGACAGCCAGCCAATGGGCGAATAAAGCCCCGATATATGAAACCCGACAATACCAGCTTCATGGGCCTTGCGGATCAGTTCTGGATCTGCAGTTGGTTGCCAGCACGCGCCATTCTCCGGACCCATCATCCAGGTCTTATGGCGCTCTTCGATTGGCTGGTCGCAAAGCTCGCACAGGTATCGAACAGATCGCGGACTACCCCAATCCCACTTGAGACGTTCGAATTTTAGAACCTGTAAGCCCAGACAATGGGGGCAGGGTAGGAAGTAGCGGTTCTGGTCAGAAAGCTCGAACTCCGCTTCAATGCGTGAGGCTCCCTTGATGGTTGGCGTTGAGGAGATGTAGATCTTCTTGCGCCGGCCAAAGGTATGGGTGCGCGCTTCCGCCAAAGTGACCGGGTCGCCCTCCTCATCAAGGTCATCTTTGTAAGCATCCACTTCATCCAGGTGCACATAGCGGATTGGCATGGACCTGAGGCCTGCCGCCGAGTTGCCGCCAGCAATGAAGAGATGCCCACCAGGATAGCTCTTTTCCAATTGTGTGTTGCCGCTGTCGCGTGATTTAGCCGGGGCAACAATCCCTCGTATCGTTGGTGTTGCCTCAATCATCGGATCGACCCGCTGGCGGGAGAACCGCTTGGCGGTGGTTTCATTGGCTTGCACGGCTAAAAACGGACCAGGCGCCACCTCCATGGTGTGCCCGATCCAGTTGATGCCGGCCTCCGTCGCGCCAACCTGAGCGGATTTGGCAAAGATGATCTTCTGCGCCCAGTGACTGGGCGACAGCGCATCCATGATGGCGCGCATAAACGGGGTACGCGAACTTGCATATTTGCCGGGCTCAGCGGCGCCTTTGGAAGACAGATAGCGTTTGGCATCAGCCCACTGCGTAACGGTGAGAGCTGGATCCGGGGCCAGTCCCGAAAGCCAGGCGGTTTGAATGTCACTTGTGCCCTGATACTCACCCACTGAGCTCTATCTTGATTTCGGAAAGCCGGGCTAAGTGATCGCGAATAACCTCATCAAGCAACAGCTCCATCTTATGGGCATCTACGCCCAGCTCCGCTGCCATATTGGCAGCAACACGAGCTGGCAGTTGCAGCCAGGAATCGCGCTCTTTGCGGGCGAGGTCAAACACATGGTTCACCGCCGCACGACGATCAATGAGCTCGCCCTTGAGCTGTTGCAAGAGCAGCTTGGAGCGTTGTGCCTTCAAAGCTTCATTGGCTGCCCGTGCCTTGGCGTAGGTAATGCCTTGGGAAGCGCCTAGCTGGTCTGGGCTATCAGCAAGTGGTGGAGTTACTGAAGATCTTGTTTTGACTGATCCAGACTGGTCGGGCTTAGTGTGCTTACGTGAACGTCGCTTGGAGCTGTCTGTTGACGATGCCCACTGCGCATCCGCTTTGGCCGGATCAATGCTACCATCGGCCTCAACCGTGATCCTGCCCGATTGGATCGCCTTGCGAACGGCCATATCGGAGGCGCCGGGCAACCCCAAAGCTTTGCGATGCTCCGCATATGCCCGCCGAGATAATCCCATAGCTCCAGTCCATGCATTTGCTGTTCATGTCGGTGGATGAGGTTCAGGCACTTACAAGAGTGCGGATATCGTCGAAGCTGCGGCTATCACCTGCAAGAGTGGCTTTCTGGCCAGTGTATTCTTGCCAGCGGGCCACAATCACATCGCAGTATTTAGGATCAAGTTCCATGATGTGTGCCTTGAGCCCTAACTTTTCGCAGGCAATCAGTGTGGATCCTGAGCCACCAAACGGATCCAACACTAGATCGCCTTGGTTAGTTGAATTCTCCAACATCTGCTGGACGAGGGAAACCGGCTTCATGGTTGGGTGCTGAGCGCTTCTTATCGGTTTATCATGATGAATAACGGTGCTGTTGAGCGATCGCATGGTCATCTTCTCCCCTTCAACGATGACCACCTGATCACCCAGGTCGATCTGCAAACTACCATCTGGCATCACCCGCAAGGATTTGCCATCCGCCTCGAACACAGTCGTGTTTGTGCGCCCGCCGTACCAGCTGTGAGAGGCTCCAAGTTTCCAGCCATAGAGGATAGGTTCGTGGCGCCACTGGTAGTCTGCGTGGCCAATAACGAGAGCAGGCTTGACCCAGATGAGGCAGCTGGAGAGCTTGAAGCCGGCTTGGACAAAAGCACGGCGGAAACTTACCCCTTCGGTCTCTGAATGTGCCACATAGATGGGCGCACCACCGCGCATGACGGATGCGGTAGAGGAAAATGCATCCAGCAGGAACTTACGGAAGGCGTCTTTGCTGAGGTTGTCGTTCTCGATCTTTCCTGCCACGCCCTCGTAGTTCACGTTGTAGGGCGGATCGGTCCAGATAGCATCGATCAATGCGCCATCGCACAACATGCCCATCTGATCTGAAGACGTGCTGTCGCCGCACATGAGGCGGTGTTCGCCCAAAAGCCAGATGCAACCAGGAACCGAGGCATGTACCGGTTCTGGCGAAGGGACATGGTCCTCGTCACCAGGTGGAGGAGGTGGAGTGTCCTCGCCTCCAAACCGCAAAAGCTCACCAAGTTCCTCATCGGAAAACCCCAGTACATCCAGATCGAAGCTATCATCGCTGAGCGCTGCCAGTTCCTCACGAAGCAACGCTTCGTCCCAACCGGCATTCTCCGCAATTCTGTTGTCGGCAATGATCAAGGCTCGTCGCTGCATCTCGGAGAGATGCGAAAGCCGAATGGCGGGCACTTCTTTGAGCTCTAGCTTTTGTGCGGCTAGTAGGCGCCCATGGCCGGCGATGATGTCGTTATCAGCGCCAACTAAGATCGGGTTGGTAAAACCAAACTCAGCTATGGAACTTGCAATCTGAGTAATCTGCCAATCGGGATGCGTTCTAGCGTTGCGTGCGCAAGGCACTAGCGCCGCGATGGACAGCATCTCGACTTGCAAAGAATAGCTCCTGTTGGTTGGGTGCGAACCATGGAATTCAGGGTGCGAACCGCGAACCCTAGGTGCGAACCTGAAGGTGCGAACCCAAAACTCTAAGTTCGCACCTTCAGGTGATTTCTGAGATCAGAGTGCCACCGTTAAAATGCTCGATGCAACAATATCTTAATTAGGAATGTTGCGATGCGGTGCCTTCGTTCTTTTCCGCTAGGTGCGAACCGCGAACCCAAAGTGCGAACCCAAAATTTTGGACTGCAACTGGTGATCTGGTGCGCAAAGCCCCACCGCATACGATTGCGGCCCGGAAGGACCCAAAAGCCGGGGAAGGGAATGCATGGTATGGGATTGTGCCGAGGATATTGCACGGCTTGACTGCGATTGGAGGAGGAGACCGCAGCGCTGCCGAGCATAGCGATAATCTGCCCGAACCAACCCGTTTCTGTCGCGCCAGAAGTGCAGGGTCATTTGTTGGGGAGTGCGGTAGGACGCAATTGAACCCAGCCCAAAGCGGTCGCGAGACGATAGCAGCCGGGAATAGACGGCATCAGCAAGCAAGGCACCTCTTGTTTGAAAGCGCGCGCTCGCCACACTAAGCGGGCCCTCATGCACCACGAGATCAACGGTATGACACCTATAAGCCCTTGATTGTGCGGATGGGTATGGCATTGCGCGGTACCGGATAACCCAAACTCAATCCATGTGTAGAAGGCACAAGAAAGGAGAGGACTATACGCCATGCACGTGAATTACATCTACACAGAGCACCCTCAATGGGGCTGCGATATCCTACGCTACACAAACGAGGAAATGCGCGAGGTCTTCGGTGACAAGAACGCCGAGGAGCTGTGGGCGGGTAAGATCATCCTGCACCGAGGCGGTGCTTACTTGGACATGCTAGGCGCCGCCAGAGACAAGCTGGCAGCTGAACTGGAAAGCTAAGCCCATCACCCCACAAGAAGCCTGACCCCGCCAAAGGAGCGGGGTTGTGGTCGTGAAGCCGGGCAGGGTGCCTGCTGAATGGAGGAAGTGCTATGAGAACCAGCACAATCAGAATTGCAGCACACGACTTAGCCAAAGTCGGATTTGACGAACACAGGCCCTATGAGGCCTGCGACCCGATTGCCCATGCTCTTGATGACAAAGCCGCGGTCAAGGCTCGGGTCAATGCAGACAGCATGACACTGACGGTGGAAGTAAACACCAACCAGCTTCTTGATGCAGCAACCACACTGCGAGAACTCGGGCTGATTTGAGCCAGGCAGATTTTAGGATATGGATTGTACCCCGCCTCGTGCGGGGTTTGCCTTTTGGCAGGGGGGCTCGGACAGAAGCCTGATTTGAGGCAATGGAGGCCAATACCCCTTCCGGGTCTCTAGTGAAGCCCCTTCCCGGTCTATGGATGATCATTGGAAACTCAGGTCAGAATCAAAAAGGCCTGAGAGGCATTACACCTCCCAAGCCAGAACATTCCATGAGAGGCAGGACCTCTCGGTATTCCATATTTTTTAGTCTTTTGAGACGTCCAGTGCACAAGGATCAAGCAGATCGGAGATCCTCTCACTACTTGCCTGCGCATTTTCTATGTGATTGCGCACAGTATCAAACAGCGTCAGCAACGCTTCATATTCCTGGGTATGCTCCATGCGCTCGCTCATCACCACGCTCATGGAATAAACTAGATTTTTGAGGTGGTTGGTCGATAGTCGAAGCTGATCCACTTCATTGCGAAGGGACGTATGGGCACTACTCTTTTTACCAGTTTCAGTCATCATAAAGCCCTCTCTACTGGGGTGTTAAATGAACCACTCAGCAGAAGGCTTGTGACAACCCACTGGTGAGCGGGAGGTTCACAACCTGGTAGAGTCAGGCGGGTTTATTCCCCCGCGAAGGGGTATTGTATTCACCGCCCTCCCGCCCATAAGCGAGAGT